CCCGCGCGATCACCAGCGTATCTATAGATAGCGGGAGCCTCCTAGGTTAATGATACAAGTCGCTACATCGCATCTGATAGACGCAATATTAGGTAGTGCTATACGCTGTGTCATACGTTATCGCTTAGTGTTCTTACGTTGCTTAGTTTGTGTGGTATGTTTCTCCACTGTGGATTTCTTTGGCAGATCAATAGGCTTAACACCTATCTCATCAAGCTTCCGTTGCACTGCTATTTCTTCACCGCGTCTTAGTATCTCAGTAACCCTGCCAATACCCACGCACAAGAGCTTGCCGATCTCACGGTAAGTCATTCCCTTCTGTCTGAGGTTGTAAGCCTTTTCGCAGTCGTATTTCTTCAGCCACTCGGTCAGGTCTTGCTCTTCAGGATCAACGTATGCATTCGCAGGATACGAGATCCAGCCAGCTTTGATTGCGGTGGATACAATGGCTGGAGCTTGATTGAGCAGAGTTATACGCGCTTGTATGTCTAGCGTGTCCTCCCTCTTGATACCATCAACATCCATCTTCTTATGCAGATAGCGCTTGTGATGCATATTACTCTAGAGTCAAACGCTCTAGCTCTTCCTCTAGATCATAGATGCGTCGTCGTTGTTCGTTAATCTCACGCTCTAAGCGTCGAGCGAATGACATTGCGAGTGTTGTTAGATGAGGCGGGAACTGTCCCTCAATCCGCTTCTGCTCCAAGTCACAACGTGGAGTGTCTGTATCTGGGTCTTCCCAGAAGCTTTCTGTGTTAGTCATGGGTGTTAATGGTATTAAAAGGGAATGTCATCTTCAGGTCCAAGTGGATCATTGGCTGTAACCTTCTTAACTGGTGCAGCTTCACGCCTATCTAGGTCAGCATAGTTACCCAAGATCGGACCCTTCTTGCCTTCTTGTCGTGCGGCTTTGCTAATAGACTGCACAATCATTCCATCGTTACCGTATTGGTCTCGGCCAGACTTGTTGGGGATAAGTGCAATGTCCAAATATGTTCCAGCTTTGCCTTTAAAGAGAAAGGTCTTGTCGATCTTTGTAACGTCAATCTTACCGGTTTGCATGGTTTGTATGGTGTTTTACTGGGGATTTCTATGTTGCGAGGTGAGTTTATAGGAATAGTTTATGGAGTCAACCCATCGTTGGGATTAAGTATCCACACCAAAGTCTGTAAAGCGGCAGAACTGCCCATCATACCACAGCTTGACCACTCCACATTCACCGTCGCGTTGTTTGGCGATGATGATTGAAGCTTGGCCTTTGGCTTCTCTCCGGTCTCGGTCTAAGAGCATTACGCAGTCAGCGTCACGCTCTAGCTGTCCGCTGTCCGCTAGGTCGCTCAGGCGCGGTGGACGACCCTTCTCTTTTTCATTCTCACGGTTCAATTGAGCCAGACAGAGCATTGCCACTCCGGTTTGCACCGCAATGTCTTTGAGCTTACCGCTGACCTCCGCTACCTCATAGGTGCGCTTTTCTGCTTTGTCTGCTGCTTTGACCTTCTGGATGTAATCGACAATCACCAGACGAACACCGTGCTTTCTGACCGCTCGACGGACGTTTGCGGTTATTGAGGCAACGCTCTGAGAACTTGAGCCATCCAAGAACCAGAGCGGACTAGAGGCAATCTTACCAGCAGCCAGACTCATTGAGCGCATATCACCTTCACTGAGGTTTCCACTCTTAAGCGATTGCATTGGAACACTTCCGATAGATGCAACTGAGCGTCTGAAGATCGCTTCCTTAGACATCTCCAGAGAGATAAAAAGAGTTGGGATTTTAGCTCTCACCGCTGCGGCTTCAGCGATGGAGATTGCAATAGCGGTTTTACCTATAGATGGACGAGCCGCAATTAGAGCCATCTCGCGGTGCTGCAAACCATCGGTCATTTGATCCAACCAATGGAAGCCGGTCGTGACCCCGCTCAATGTACCTTTGCGAGAGAAACGTTCCTGCATTTGATCAATAAACGATCCTGCAACCTGCTTTGAGGTTGAGAGTGTCTCTCTGGATACCTCAATGCTGAGGCCAGACTCGGCATTAGAGACGATTTGATCTGGCTGGAGGGTCAGGACAGCGGACTCGCGGATCAAGCGGTCTCCTGCGGCTCTCAGTTGTCTGCGGTGAGCAGCTTCGATTATGCCTTTGGTGTAGTACGGGAGGTTGGCTGGTGATGGACAGACTTCCATCGCTTTGTTCCAGTCCTCAAATGGAATGGGTTGGCTACCGTGGATCTTTCGCCATTCCTTTCCGAGTTCTTGGAGCGTTGGAGTCCGGTTGGCTTGAACGAGAGATTTGATCGTCTCGTAGGTATCGCGAAGTGAATCGGTTTCGATCCACTCGCTTTTGACCTCAGCGAATGCATCGGAACAAGTGTCGATTGATCCCGTGAGACAAGCTCCGATCAAACCAAACTCATCGTCTTGAGCAAAGTACGGGTCATTCATACCGCATCCCTCCAGTCCAGTTCCTTCTTTTGAGCGGGTTGAATCGGAAGTGATTGCTGGCGTTCATCTCGGTTTCGCTTCCAGTTCCTCAGCGATGCTATCCAAGATTTCATTGGAGATCCGCTGACCTTCCATCCTTTGGATTCGTAGTGGTCAATGAACCTTCCAGCTTCTGAGGCGGGAAGTCCGATTTCAACGCACGCAGTTTCAACCTCTTCAACTGAAGGAACTACAAAGCGCGAGCGTTGCGACTTTGGAGCAATGCTCTCTTCTTTATTATTAGGAGAAGGAGAAGGAGACGGAGAGCATGCATTTGGCATATCCGCTGGCAATGCGGTGGCATATGCGGTGGCATTGCCAAGCCATCGCTTATTGGCGTTATCTGTCTGCTTTTTGCGGTATTGAACCTGTTTTTCCCTTTCAGTCTCCAATCTTTGATTTTTGTAGTTACCCTCCGCATCAATTTGGAACTTGCTTTGGCATATGCGTTGGGAATGCGGTGGCATACCTGCACAGACTCGTTGAAAGTCGTTTTCGGTTAGTGACTCTTTAGACCATTGGATGCAGAGAAGAGCGATATAAGCCCCTCTTTCCTCATTGGTCATTGTGATTGTTCCAGCCAAGAAATCATCGGCATAGAACTGAAAGGCTGGAGCCTTACGGGTTTTCTTGTCTTCGTTCATGTAACAAACAGAAACCCCACCCAGACTGTGGTAGGAACTCCCGTACAAGCAACGGGACGTACACAGAAAGGGTGGGGATAAATTGGTTGAACATGGCTTGTAGTATGGTTATCAACGCTTGCTTCCTACGGCTCGCGCTGACTCCTTACTCCTAACTCGGCTTTGGACCTTCGTCCAGAGAAAACTTGTCGTAGAACTCGGCTTTGGGGCGAACGTAGAAGTAACCTCCACGCTCATAGACTACGCAAAGCCGCTTGGTCTCACCGATGCGAAGTTGAGCTTCTGAGATGTACTCCACGGTCAGATTCTGATTTGTCTTGGATCTGTATTTCATTGTTTTAGACGGTAATGCACGACCGGATAAACACCGCGAGATCCAGACATTACGCGAAACTTTTTGGACTCTATCAATCCGTTTTTGACTGATTTACAGAGTACAATTCCCGCAGCGTTATTGGTAATCTTCCACTCATCAGCCCACTGTGCGGAGGTTTTAAACCCTTCTGGGACTGGTTCGGGTTGATTGGCGATGGCAAGCCGAAGCTTCCTTAAAAGCTCGGAAGAGTCCATTTCTGTTCGTTTTGCGGCCATTGGTGGAGATAGAGTTGAGCTGATTTATTTGTGTATTCCCCAAAAACAATCCCGTGGGACCATGCTAGGGTTGATCGTCGTTTGCTCGCGTAATCCATCGCTGGAATGTCTGCAAGCGTTCCAACACAAAAGCCAATCGGATTTGATTGAGTGCGACCAGTCGCTTGACCCGCTCTGTGAGCATGAGCCACAACGCAGTTACCAAATGTCTCAGCGGAATCACGCAAGAAGTTCTCACCGAATAAGACTCCATGTCCCCACCGAAATCCACCCAACTTGTAAAACGATCTGTCGTGGCAATCGTTGTATTTGATAAACGTATGACAGTGTTTCTCAATTGGTTTTAGCATTCGTTCCCATACAGCTTCAGCAAATCCACGGACAACAGCGTTATGATGATTGAGATACTTCTTAGCTCTTTCGTCATGGTTGCCCATCGTGAAGACTGTTGGCCTCAATTCATCCAAGAACTTTGCCCCCTCTTGAATGTCGTCCAAATAGTCATCGGCTTGATCCGAGTCTTGAGGGTCTCGGAGTGAACCAGACCGCAATGATGCAAGATCGTACGCGTCTCCGAGGTGAATTACTTCGTTCGGTTTGAACTTCTCGCGAAATAGTAGCACCGCAGCGAGTGCATCTTGATTGGCTCGGTTGCCATGACTGCAACCAATCGCCATGATTCGGCGTTGGTGCTGTGTAATGTTCACAATGTTGAAGAATCATGGAATTAGAACTTAATCAAGACACACTCGCGTTGATTATCGTTGTATTTGGTTACTTTCTGAACTTGTTGTTGCGGATAGCCCAGACCCAATAGTCAGAGACTCCATACTTTGTGGAGAGTTCCTTAGCGGTAAAACTCTTGTGAGAGTTCCTGACTGCTTCAACAACCCATTGCGGTATCTTCTGACCTTTTGGTCGTCCACGACCGCGCTTGGTCTTCTTGCTGAGTGGCTTCCATTGCGGTTCCTCAACTGCAACCGTCTTGTGAACTCCAAGCAGTCTTGCGATTGCTTCTTTAGTGATTCCGATTTTGGTTAGTATGCTCATTTTCTAATCTTGTTATGTCTGACTTTGTGTATCCAACCTAAGCTGACTGAGTAATCCTCTTTAATCTGTCTGTATGTTTTGTTTTTGCTAATGTCTTCTAGCACTTCCAATACAACTGCTTGTGGTATGTGTCCCCGTAATGGTATGTATGTTGATTGTCTCATTTGGTTGCTTTGCCTCTCTTTCTAGTCCAGAAGCTAGTGAACTCTGTTTTCTTAGCTTTGGCTGCTCTCACGGCATCTCCAACGTCTTTGCGGCTTAGGACTTTGATGCCGGTCCCTTCTCGCATGATGTCTTGAACTGATCTCATGGTTTTCCCGTAAGTGACTTGATGTACCTGTTCCTATTCCGTGTTTTTAGTCCTATGATGTAGTTCAGCACCTCGACCGCGTTGATTGAATGGAGCAGTTGCCAGTACGGTCTTGCGGCGTCAAATTCCTTCGCTCGCTCAATGTCCACCACAATCACCTCGCTGGTCATTGTGTGCTTGTAGATGAATGCGGGGTTCATCGTCCCTCCAACCATTTCTCCAAGTCGTGGAGTTCATCCACTTTGGCTTCGAGTTCTTTGATGCGGTCTTGAAGCCGCAGGTTTTCTTCATCCAACAATTGCTGCTGCCGGATGATTGTGTTAGCGGAGTCGAGTTCGCGTTCCAACCTCCTGCACAGCATACCGAGTTCTGCAACATTGTGAGCGGTTGAGTCGGATATTGGGGTATCGCTCATTTCGACTCCCTCTTCTTCTCCAACCACTCGCGGATAATTCGATCCGCTAGATGTTGGGTTTTGATGCCTTCGCTTTGGCAGTATTCTTTGAGTAGTTTGTGAGTCTCTTCTGAGACAATGACTGATTTGTTCATTAATCCTTTTGCGTAATTAGTCTTTGCACAATTTCAACGCTGTATTCACAGCAAAATTAATTAGAGGCCATTGCTTTTTGCTTGTTATTGGAAATATCCAAGAAACATCGTCTGGATCTTCTATTAATACATATCTATCACCAAGCTCTTCTATGACAGAAACACTGATAAATTTACCCCACATCTTATCTCCACTGTTTGGCACAATGATTTTGAGAATTGTTTTTTCTGTTGTTTGTTCTTCAGATTCGTTCATTTGATAACCTTTTTGACTTTGTTCCAGTAGCTGACAGTTGCCGTCTTCTTGTGACCAGTTGGGCCACCGTTCCAAATACGAGCGGCCTCTTCGTTGGTCTTACCGGCAGCGTATCGGCTCAGATAGATCTCGCAGACCTTACGAGCCGCAATCCGGTTGGTCATCTGCTGGTGGGTGTAGCTAGTTCCAGCGATTCGGTTAACGTCCACCACAACCGCTTTGTGGATCTGGAGCGCACCGATAGCTAGACCACCGTCGCCAACCGCATTGTCCCGTCCGTTAGACTCCACAGTGATGAGAGCCGCAATCAAAGGTCCGAGATTCATCGGAGACCTTTCATCCAAGCAGCGGCTTTGGATTGAATGATCTCTTGGGCTTCTAAGATCCGTCCTGTCTCATCAGTGATTCCGATTAGCTCAATCGTATGGTTCCAAACGTCTCTAGCGCGAAGAGCTTCTTCAATGCTGCGGTGAATGCTTAGGACTTTGTTGTCTTTGTTTCTGCAATGGTACTTCATGGTATTTGATGGGTGTTGATGGTTTTGAGCGTTGGTCGTATGCGCTCCCCACGGTGGTAATTCAGTTGGCTAGAAGCTCGCGGTCTTCATCGCGAAGCTCTCGTTGCAATACGCGATACAGAGTTCCGTTCTGATGATACCAGAAATCAACAGCAACGATGCGGTCCTCAAGATGGATGAATTGTTTCACCCAGATTCGCGGACCAGACAGGAATTGGACTGGATGCGGAACTTGGACGCTTTTGATGACTTTGGGCAGGATCATGGTATTTGATGAGTCAGGTTTTTACAGAGCCGCAGTCCAGTTTTCTTCGATGAACAAGCGGACATCATCGCAAGCCGCTTCGCAGTCTCCGTGGATTCCAGAGCCGCTTGGGGTAGCGGTACGCTCAAAGCTGATGTTGTAAGGACTGTCAGAAAACTCTTTGGCAATCATGGTTTCGAGGTTGCTCAAGATGCGATCAACGTCGGATTCGCGGCAATCTGATCCCCAATAAGAAATCTCGGTGGGAAGTTGAACCGTAATGTTTGTGTCTTTGTTCATCGTATTCTTGTCGTTTCTTCGTCGGCTTGATTGCCTTCGATGGAGAGAGTAAAACCCAACGGTGGGTTATCTGCAACAAAATTCTTCAACTTTTTTCAGGAGTTTGAAAAACCAGCGAAAACCTTAGGAAAATGCGGTGTTTCTATGGGATGAAACCTAACCCGTCGCAGGATCTTCCTACGCACCATGCCGCATTTTCTGAAGCTTACTCAGCGTTGATCCTCACGCTGCATCCCGAAGCATACAGAGCGTAGGTTTTCACCGCTGTTATCTGGTAAATCTGGCTGTCGTCAATCCAGACTCGTTGAGTGTCGGTTATCGCATCGGTAACCGCTTTGATGAGGTTGTCCAAGTCTGGCTTCTTGCAATGCCAGACCGGACTTTGTGCCTTCGGGACTCCGTGCTTGTCCAGATGCGCTTTGGGTCGTGGAAGGAAGAAGTCTAGCTGCAACCTAATCGGACCCGTTATAAGCGATTCTGGAGCGTTTGCGACGGCTTCCTGACGCACCGCTTGCTTCCAAGACTCGGCTGAGTCTGGAGTGTAGACTCCCGCATGACCCCCGCGAACGAATGCTTTGACTCGCGGTTGAGCCTTCGGGATTCCTGAAACGTGAAAATCAAGATGCATCGTGAGGCGGGATGATCTCATGGATTCGTCCGGTGATGCGCGGATTAGCGTACCACCAGCCAGTCGCGCTCTTCTCGGCCAATGCGTCGCAATCACCGTCAAACATGATATGCGTCCCCTCAGTGAGCATCCTCACGCAGTCCATGTCTTCAGCGTCAAACGACCGGAACGTGACCCGCTGTGCGTACGGTTTTCCGTTCGCAAGAGTTCGTTTCTCAAACTCAACGACAGCAAGCAGGAATCTCTTACCGTCGTCGGTGGTAATGACCTCAGCGTCAGAATGGAGCCGTCCGAATCCTCGGGACCATAGATGTCTCATCGAGTATAGCCCTCCAGTCGAGCCGGTGAATAACTCGGTGACTTCACGATCTTACCGTCCGTTCGCCTTACAATGTGGCGGTTGTCCCCAACTCGGTGAGACCGGCAGTCAGCGGGGATGGAATGAATCTCATCGTCAGTCCAGACTTTCGACATATTGGAGCGGTGAATCTCGGTGAAAGCGGCGTCCACTTGATGCGGGGAGAATCCAGCAGCAAGCGCGGCTCCGTAGACGACATACAAGAGATCTCCGATTGCGTCGAGATACTCGGTCTTGTCGGTTGCTTCAGCGAGTTCTTGGGCCTCTTCGTCGATGAGTCGATACCGCAGATTCTGCGTCACCGGATCGGGCATAAACGGACGCTCTGGGATGCATTGCTGATACGTCCGCATGAACTCGCGGACCAATTCCATTGGGTGGGTTTGATTCATTTGATCTTCGTAAGTGTGGGTTGTCCGGTCTTGCTTTCAGTGCAGCCAGCCAGCAGTTGATCCAGCTTTGATTCCAAGTCGCGACCTTTAGTTCCAGTCGCAATCTTTAGAGCATCTTTGAGCTTCGTTTTGTTCAGCGTAATCGCTGGCATAATGTCTTCGTAAGTCCCGCCACCTTCAATAAATCGGAGGTAAACGGTCTCCGTGTCTTTGATGGTTTCGCGCACCGATCCTTCTTTGAGCGTCCAGCCTTCGATGGCGTCCCCTTCGCTCAATCTCCGTCGAGCTTCCGCACGACAAGCTTCAATGACGGCTTCGGCTTGTGCTGCACGATCCAAGAACGCTCCAAGCGTCTGGTTGGTTAGAGTCGATGCAATAGCGTCTGGATTTATGCCTTCCGGTGCGTTCGTCAGCGGAGGAGCAACCGCAAGCTCCCGCGCTTCTTGGCAGTACGGTTTTCCTTTGCAGTACTTGCAAGCGGACTCGGATGGAGTGCGCGGTTGACCAAGTTTCTTGATCTCATCCATCAGTTCGGATGACTCAACGATTGCGTCGTGAATGTCTTGCGATTCGTATGCTGCAACGCTCGCATAACCGGCGAGAGGCTGGATGATCGCGACCGTAATTCGATCAAACGTAAATCCCCACGACTCGTCGAGAAGAGCGACCAGACAACGCAACTGGAGATTCTGAGAAGCGTCCTCGACTGCTCCACGACCGCTCTTGTAGTCGATGATGAGACCCCAGAGCTTACCCTGCACTTCTGCGGTGTAGATGACATCCGGCTTGCCACTCCAGAGTCTGTTTCCATCTGCGTCCAAAGACCAAAGTCGCTTCTCGCGGAAGCAGTTGGTTTCGTAACCGCCAAATGTATTCGCAACCAGTTCAGCCTCTTGCTCCCTGCAACGGTCAATGATCCAAGTCTCATCGGTGGTGAGGTTGGTTACCGGCTCCAGCGCAAGTGCAGCGTGAATGCGGTTTCCAATGGCAGCGTCTCCGGTTGATTCGACTTCGGCAACTTGACGCTCCAAGTCCCAACTTCCGAGACAAGCAGCGTATCGGCTCGCTGCGGACGCTGACGGTAATCCACTGCGTTCGTCACTCATTGGATTTCCCTTCGTTAAGAGTTAGCTCGGTGGGTTGAACGACCACAGAAGGGACAGCTTCTGGCAGCGGTTCAACGGTTGGCTCCAGCTTGCTGCGAAAGATTGGACGCGAAGGAGTCACGTTGACTGGAGCTTGCGGGATGGCTTCCTCTTCGTCAGTGATGCCGCTGAACCCAAACGCTACGCGAGCGCATTGGATCAACGCTTTGTGTCGCAACATACGGCGAGGGTTGACCTTCCACGGTTCGGTATTGCGCGAGCATTCCGAGAAATACTCGGTGACCTCAACCGGATGGGTCCGGTCTTTCAAGTGAATCGTAGCGGTTACGCTGAACGGCTTTCCGTCTTTGTCTTCGGTTGTGAACTGGATTCCGTCGAAGCTCGCGTGATTGTTCATCATGCGAATCCACCCATCGACTGAGACCACCGGCTGAATCCCACCGTTGCGAGCGGGGAACGCGTAGATCTCTCGCGTGAACGGATTGAGTCCGTACTGGTTAGCCGTGACGACGAAGGAGAGAAGTTCTTCGTTCGTTGCTTTGGGCATCAACGTAGCCTTCAGCGTTTCCAGCAAACGAGCCGGTTCAACGCTGAATTTGCTCGCCATTATTGCGAGCGCGGACTGTTTTGTCTGAGGTATTAGTTCTTTGCTCATTGGTCTTCTTTGGCCTACCTCCGCGCGTTCCATTTGCGCGAGAAGCTTCGGCCTTTGCAGATGATTTGACCCCACCCAACTCCTTCGCGAGATCGCGGAGACTTGCGGCAAAAATGCAGTTGCAGGACGGACATTTCATCGGCTGAAGAGACCAATAACCCAACGGTGGGTTTCTGTCAAGCGACATCAAGATCAACGTACCGAATGAACCGATAAAATGGGTCTCCGGTAACGTCCTCAAAGTTAGCGGATTGGGTCGTCTCACCGAAGCCATACGACCGCATTGGCTCCCAAGCCGTTGCAGGAGTCAAGATGCCCCCAGACGCATCAATGACCTGATTGGAGCAATCAAAATTGAAAGAGGTGAATCCCTTTGATCTGCTGTAAGTTGCCAGATCCATTTGTGTAACTATCCAATAGTATTGAGACAAGCTAACGTCATACAGCTCTTTCGCTTGTATTCCATTAGCAATCAAAGAGTCGTATTGGCTTTGTGTAATAAAGAAAGACGGTCCCCACATTGTGTCTAAGCAAGTGACCGTTGTGTCCTTAGGAATCAAATCCCCAAGCGTATCTGGAACCAATACACCGCCAGCATCAAAGCTGTAAATTGGACACCAGACTTCACCGTGAGCTAACGGAACAGACCGATTCCATCCAGAAACGTGAGCTTCCAACAGATTCCACAGAAACGCTGACTTTGGAATCTTGTGGTAGAACGGTCCAATTCCATCGTAATTCAGAGCGTTTGCAGTGCTGGAATACGGGAGATCAAAATAAGTGGATGAAGTCCATCTGATGTCCGCAATGTAAGCTTGCTCTGTAGTGGTTACAGAAACTTGAGTATACCACGGAGCCAAACAAGCCATTGCAGCGTTGTTTTGGTCTTTAAATACATCGTCAGCTACACCGTTATCTTGAATCGTCTTGTTAGGTCTCCCCAGAACTCTGACAGACGCATCAACGCCACCTTTTCCGCCCCATTTATTGATCCAGAAATCAGAGCCAAAGACGTTGGTTGTAACTGGAGTCAGCGGATCGGTTGTAAAAACCCGCTCAAGATTGTAGTCGTAAACGCTGCTTGAAAAGGCCCACGGTCCACCGGAAGCGATGTAAGCGCAATTGACAGCAGGATACGATGCTCCAGCACCGATTGAAGTGCTTATCTGCGGAAACACATATCCATACATTCCGCTTTGGTTACTCGGCTGTGCTATAATGTATGTTTTAGTGGCCGATATGTATTTGTTGTTTGAATAACCAATTGCCGGTGAGAATCCCTTTGGTCTTAACTCAGTTCGCAATTCTATTACGTTTGCACTGCGTTCGTAGTTGGGAATCTCGCTTAAAGCGTTAGCGTCAAATGCCTCAATGCCAACGGCGGTTGATGCTGTTACTGTTAATCCAATTGAGCTTAATCTGACGATCCCAACTTTCTCCTCAGAGATATCCACTTCATCGTCAAAGCTGTTAAGGAAACCCTCTTCCACAGCAACCCGTCTGCGAAGCGTCCGCATCGTCTCCATCCATGTTGGGACGTTGCCGGATTGCCATTGGGTTGCCGTGTTGGGTGTTGCTACGTTCTGCGTGTAGTAGTAGGACGGATACGCAATTGAAATGTAAGTTGTAGTAGGATTGATCTGCCAGTATGGATCGGTTGAACCAAAGAAGACATTGCAGTCAATTGGATAGATTCTGACAATTGCATTCGGTCTCTTGCTACTCATCACCAAGACATCGCCAGAAACCTCAGCGTTGATGCCTATGCGTTGCAGCTTAGGCATGAAGTCGGTAACTCCGGTGAATACAGTGATGTAATCCTCAAAGACAACGCCAGAGAGGCTGCTGTAAATCTGAACCCTAGCGCGACCCCAAGTGAAGATTGCATCACCAATGGCAGTGTTTGCATCCGTTGGGTCTGAGTATTCTGGATACAGTGCGCGAATGTCGTAAGAAAAACGAGCGTCAACCCATGCGCCCATTGCTCGCATCCATTGCAGCAACAGAAACGGGTTCGCAATGTTGTTGGCTTTTGCTGATCTTTCCATGCAAACCGCCAGAGAGTCCGGTTGTCCATACATTGGTGGACCACCAGCAAAGTATGGAACGTCTCCGGTGAAGTATGGGAAGAAATAGGTGCAAGCAGTACCATCCCTCCACGTTGTTGCCCAAGTCCCGTCAGCGCGTCTCCTGAACGATCTACAGCCCATTGCAGGAACTGTCTTTGTCTCCGCTGAGCCGTCTGGCAATTGGAGCAAGACCCTCATGTCTTTGCTTCCACAGTTATGGACCCTCCAGCAATCAAACCGCTTGTAACTGTTAAGAATTTTGAAAGTCAAAAGACCTTCAATTCGTATCTCAGCAACTGCGGTTTTGTGGTTGTGGATTCTACCGGGAGGCAGTGAAGGAGAAGATCCAACTGAAGAAAAGTAAGACCTAACGTAAGAATCGAAACCAGAATCCCAATCGTCCCAACCTAAATGGACATCGTAATCAATGCCGTCAACATTGCGCTTGTGTAGCTCAAAAGACTTTTGAATTGAGCCAACGTTGCAATATGAAGAGTTGAAAGAAGTGACGTAGTGATCAACGTAAACTTGACCTCCGCTAACGTCTAAGTGCTTGCTCTCAAGCTTTGAAAGCTCAATCGCAATCTGCGTCTGTGTTGGAGTGCTTCCAGTGACATAGAAGCTTGTGGCTGGATCAACACAATAGTCGTATTGAACTCCAAAAGGTATCTTGGAGCTGAGACCAACAACAAACGGGGTTTTGCCGTCTAACGCTCTTGCACACTTATTGTCGAACCGTGCGTACAGATCGTTCAAGTTCCGCGCATTGAACATCCGCTGACGCTTGTCTGTAGCAACGGGCATACATCAATAAAAGAAGTCGTCAGGAGTACCACCCACAATTGTCTGAGGAGCTTGCTTTATCTTGATGGTCGTCCCGTTCGGAGTCTGCTCAATAGCTTGATCCGGTCCAGCGACAAGCTGGATCTTTCGAACTGCGTCAATCAGTTGATTGATGGCGCGAGCGTGATCGGCTTTCATACCACGCTCTGCAACCTTAGATGGAAGCGTTACGGCCATTAGATCTCACAGAATTGAGCGAATATCTTGACCGTCGATCCGCTGATAACAGCTTTGAGATACAAGTTGGCATCAACTCGCGGAATCAACATGAACTCACCGGCAGGAATTTGGAACTGGTACGGAGTCGAAATACCAACATAGACCGCATTCTGAAGGTCCATGTTGTAGATCAAGACTTTGTATGGAAGCGAGAGATCCGCAGCGATATCAAGCAGTTCATCAGCACCAGAACCGATGTCTTGGGTATTCTGACCCATATCGGTTCCAGTCATATTCACCGTAGCAGTGAACGTCTGCGGGTTGATAGATGCGCCATTCTTTGACGCATACAACCGCGCTGTCATTTCAATTTCGTTCGCCATATCTCAAACGGTTAGATCTCGCAGAACGTCGCTTGAATCGTCACGTTGCTGGTATCCGCTTTGAGATACAGAGTCGCGCTGACGTATGGCATCAAGAGCGTCTCGCCAGCGGGAATCCGCATCGTGTAGGTTCCAGAAACAAAACCCAACTCAACAAAGTTGGTGGAATCCAGATTGGAGATCAACAGCTTGTACGGGCTGGAGACATCAACCGGAA